GCGCGAAACGCGCAAGTGTTACTATGTGAGTGTCTAACTGGACATTCAAGCCCCGATTTCATCGGGCGTAGTGAGGCTTGATCTATGTTTGAGGTGCGGAACGATTCGACGAACGAACGATGCTACGGCTGTGAAGCTATAGGTACGTTGATGAAATGTCGAATACACTTTGTGATAAGACTCTATTAGTACGGGTCTTTTCTCAAGAGCATCATGGCCATCTGACCGGCGTGCAACTCTTCACAGGGTTGCTCGCCGGTTTAGGTCATAGGAGCGTGGGTTTGTTTTACCCACGTACTAACATCATGAGAACACGCCAACGCGGAATCAATCCGTACACTGGGCCTTTTATCCCGCAAATCGCGGAATTGAGGGCAAAACGTAACGGATCACCACCGTTGGAAGCATACAACCAGTACTCAACGTACGTGGATGATCAGCTTCTTCCGGAGGACGGTACCGAGTTGGTGAGCACGGATAGTCGCGTGTCAGGACTTGAGCATATAAGCTCCGGTTCCTACGAGACTATTACCGACTCAATAGACGGTGTTCGAGCTAAACTGAAACTTCGCCCGTGCTCGCACGAGCGGATACAGTATAGTGTTAATCCGGGTATGTATCATACGACAAACGAATCCTTTGGCCCTTATGGGGCCATTTCGGAAACCACGTCGAGATTTACTCCGGGCTATGGTGACGTTGTGGCTGTGCTGGCGTTGCGCCAGCAGCCTACTACAAACGATAAGAACTTTGTACGAGCTCGCTTCACAGCGGGTGAGTACGACGCCACTAATTTAGGCGAGTTCTTCGCGGAACTGGGTCAACTTAAAATCCTCTACCAGAGCTCTGCTCTGTCATTGGCTAATATTTTGATACCAGGTAAAAACTTCCGCGTGTCGAAGGATGGGAAATTAATCGCCCGTTCTGCGACATTCACTGATAAGGCCTTGTCGCTTATAAATGCCGACCTGCTCTATCAGTGGGGTCTGTCACCACTAGTTAATGATGTTGGGGCGCTTCTGCAAGCCGTCGAAAAATTCAACCGGTTTGCATTGAACAGAGCGTCTGCTACTCACCCTATACGGGTCAGTAGTCACCTGAGTCAGCAGTATACTGCTGAGCCCTACACTCTATCGAATATAGAATTCGGTAGCAGTCGGGTGCGTGGGTATAAAACCACGACTCTAACAGGTTCCTGGACCTATCGTGTCACCGGCTATTATACATACCCGGAGCAAATCGTGTCGTCTGTGTTTAACGGACTTTACGAGATGTTTCTGGGCCATGGTGGTAGCCGTCCGATAGGAACGTTGTTCAATACGTTGCCCTTTAGCTTCATCCTCGATTGGTTCCTACCTCTCGGTGACTGGCTAGATGGTCTCCGCGTTAGTTCATCTAACGCCCCCACCCTATTGGGTGCCTGTGATTCGGTAACAGTCGAATGCTTGGGCTCGCGAGAGCTCGGCGTGACATTGTTCCCTACTAATCACAGCCCCGGCGTCAGTCATACTGTCGCTGGGTCGGGATATGCAAGTGTGTCTGTCAAAGTTAAGTCGTATGACCGAGCTTTGGTTGAATCACCTACTGCGCCTGTTGGCCTTCCTACTTTTAGGATACCCAACGTTGGACAGCTCACTAGTCTAGCTGAGCTGTTGACCGTCATCGCATCGTCCAAATTTCGCAAGAAATTCAGATGATGCGACCTGTGCTATTAAGCACACCACAGTGGTCCCTCGTGGACCTAACCACCTCGAAAGAGGTATTAGCAACAATCAAATTGAATTGATATGCAGCCAACCACCATTACCATCGATCCCCCTGGTGGGGAAAGTATCGCTGGTATTCAAGGGTACGGGGCCGACGGTGTTATCATGACCCGAGTGGGTCGTGACGCCGGCGGCGCACAATACGTGGGTCCCATTGTTTCGGTGAATCCGAACAGTGAGAATATCACGGTCCTCGGTCGTGTTCCGAAAGGGACGATCGCCCATCGAACCACAGGTTCACAACAGTCCAGAAAGACTGCTTCGTTGTACCGCCAACAGCTCCCGCTTGCGGGAAATGAAGGCAGCGCGACGTCTGCAGCCGATCTCCTTGACGGAGCTCTGACTGTTGTGATGTCGGTGACGCGCAGCACATCAGCTCCACCCGGAGCTGTTCTTGCGCTGCTTCAAGGCTTCCGAGCCTCGCTTACCGACGCCCTTCTCGACTCCCTGGCTAAGGCCGAAGAGTCGTGACACCGCCTATGGCGGCGTGTTTCTACGTTATTAATTTAACAACAAACACTACGATGGAAACCACTGATTATATTTCAGCGGAAACGACGGCGATTACCGTCTTAGATGCATCCTATAACATGTTCAGAGATAACCCAGTGGCCTCCACGGCCATCATGTTTCTCTGCGCAATTGTAGCTCTGGTCCTAAAGACTAGGGGCAAACCTAGGAGACCATCTAAGCCTTAATTGCCGCTCGATGTGTGGCGCCGTAACCCATGGATGGTTATGGTTGGCAAAGGAGATTAGATTCCAAATTCATGAAACCAAATCTGAAAAGCCTACGGGCATATACAATGTTAGCCACACGTACGCACCCAATGTCTCGGTACGTCGATGAGATGGACCGCAAGGTCCTCCGTCGACGTATCGATGCAGAAGGTGTGCCGTTCCTATGTATCTTATTACCATCCTTGGGGAAAGCTCTTGAGCAGTCCTTACAGAGTGGCGTGTGGGATACCCCCGTCGGCTTTAAAAACCGGCCGGGTGAACGGCGTCCATGTTTGTTCTGGAAAGCGTTCGCGGAGATTTTTACCGCGGATGGCAACCTCAGAACGGATGTTGACGTTAAACAAGTAGCCGAAGCTGTGCTTGCTGTGCGTCAGTTAACCCTGGCCCATGGTAAGTGTGACTGGGGAAGCTGTGAGGCTTCCCACATCGAGGCAGCCTGGTCTTCCTTTAAGGTGAACCAGGAGAGAATACGAAACGTGGAGATAGGTCAGGTCTTCGGATCTGACTGCATTTTCACTAACGCTTATGGAAACTCTGTTCCCATGAGCCTCGTAATGCGTAAAGCGAAGCAATTCGTGTATAGCGTGTTCGGGGGCTTCTCAACCGCCGAGATTGTACCACGACACGGGGCGGGGGTAGCGGCAAACCGCTATCTGACACCCCAGCGATACGACTTGTTGACACACGTCTACAAGCCTTCGCTCGATAAGGTCATGCCTTATTCGGACTATCTATTCAGTGGAGGGGGCGCTTTATGCGACCAGTATCGACTGTTGGATAGGTTACCCGTGGTGCACGAATTCCACGATATAGCTGCTTTCGTCCCAAAAGATGTGACGAAAGTGCGTGGAATTTCGAAAATACATAGTACTCCTATGTTCTTCGGGCAAGCAATTGCTGAATGGATGAAGGATGCTATGAAGTCACCCCGTCTCAAGGGAGAAATCGACATAACAGATCAAGATCGGAACAAGCGCCTTGCTTGTTCTGGTTCCACCGATGGTAGATTGGCAACGATCGATCTGTCGGATGCCTCAGACTCTCTCAAGTGGGAGCTGGTGGCGTATCTGATGCCGGTCCCTGTATGGGACGTGCTACGTGAAGTCCGTGCAATCGGCACCTCTTACAAGGGTGATGCTGTGGAGTATGCGTGTTTTGCCCCTATGGGCAGTCCCGTGTGTTTCCCCGTACAAACGATTGTATTCTGGGCATTAACGAGAGCAGCTACGTATTATTACTATAATGGAAGCCGCAAGGCGACTGTTCATAGTGTGTACGGAGATGATATCATTTGCAACACCGATTGTTACGATGCTGTTACAAGCGTCTTGACGGCCCTAGGGCTAAAGGTGAACCACGGGAAATCATTCTCACGCGGGCTCTTTCGGGAGTCTTGCGGGGGTGACTACTATGCTGGTTGTGACGTAAGTATCGTGAGGTGTAAAAAGCCCCCGGTACCCAAATCGCTTACGAGTGATGTCCTCGAAAACGTGTTCAGGTACACTGACCTATACGGTAGACATATATGCCGTTATAAAATACATCAGTGTGAGGAGCCTTATAGGAGTATAGTTAACCATGTCAGGAGTAACAGCATCACAGCTGTACCTGTAGTGGTTTGCGATACACCGACGGCCCTCGAAAGGTTGAGTAACGCTAACGCGTTGCCCGCCCTCGATGGGACCACTGACCTCCAATGGTTAACTGTGCGCAAGGATGCGGACTTACAAGTTCGCTACATAACCTTGTTATCACAGCGTCCATTGACCGCGACGGTTGCTCTGCGTGGGGCTCGGGTAAAACCGGGCAAACCATGCATACGCATCCGTAGTGGCTGGAGCTACATGTTGCGTGCACTTACAAGTGTGCGTCAAACAGAACACGACAACCGGTGCTACTCCGGGAACGGCCATAGTCTAACCGTTACTCCAAGTGTAACAACTTGGACATTAAGGGACAGCAATGTCCTGACTACGAGGCATCTCATTCTGTGAGATTGACTGCATGCAGGTTCGCTATTGAGCCGTAATGTGGTGTCTTGTTCACCGGCGTCGTATAGACGCCGGAACAGGCTGAACCCCTTCACC